CCATAAGACCTTTAGTAGCAGCACCAGTCCCACGGACCTTAATTCCCGAAGTCTTGGGTTCTGGATATGGTTTGCTCTTGTAGCCGCTCACGCTCATACAGAGTTCATCGACATTATCTTTGGCGTTGTGGGCCTTGACATGGGCGTCGATATTCATATCTGCACCAGTCATAGTATGTGGTTCAGCGTACGTCGAAGCGGGGCCAACTTCCTTACCGCCCTTTTTCATGCTATATGTAGCCATTATTTCCCCCGTGCGCTACCGCGCTGGTTCATGGCGCGAGACAGGTTTTTCCCGTATTTAGCACGATCAGCCGAAGTGGGGCCACCAGCTTTCATCTTCTTAGCACCGGGATGCAACTTCTTCTCGTGGGCGCGGACTTCGGTATCCGCGATAGCTTTAACTTCCTTCTTGTCCATCATGGACTCCTATGATGTCGTAACCGTTACTGTACCAATTTGTCCGGCAGTAACCAAGTAGTTTGGTGTTAGCGGATCATCAAACCCTCTACTACCACCAACTGGATTCCACCCCCACTGAATATCTCGTGACCCAGTACTATTCGTATTTAGAGATAAATCTGGGCGGGGACTCCGCAAGGCTTGCGGATCATCTACCGGAAACATCCCCAACAATAACTGTGGTTGATCTGGAACCCAACACGTTGGGCACGCTTTAATATCCGTAACCTTGGTCTTGATGATCAGCTTACGAAGCTGGTGTAGTTTATACCTAAATGCACATACATCACATTCGGCAATCGCCTTATAGCCAGCGGCAAAGCGGTTACCCACGATTACCCCCTACCAGCGCGAAACGCCCTCGGAACAAACCGAATCGTAGCTTTCTCCCTATCCTCACCTGCGGCGAGGTCAAACTGTTCATCGTACGCTTGCTTTAGCATAGGTAGCCGATCCATCAGTTCCGGCACTTTCATAGCGATATAGTACGCCAACCCTGCTACCAAGCAAGGCAAAAATCTGAAACTAATATCTGGGGTGTTAGCGCCCGTCCCGGCATCCTGAATCCTACGCATTCTCCAGTAACGGAAAATATAATAAGGATTACCCACAGCACCTTGATCTGGTACGGGCCATACAGTAATCTGAGGAGCGGGTTGCAGTCGCTGCACCCAGACTTGAATCGGGCGGGCTTGAGTTATCTTGTTCGGAATACTAGCGTAGGTAGAAACGCTAATCCGAGAAATCGTCAAGTCAAACTGTGTCGATGGACTGCCTTGTCCCGTACGAATCACATGGTCAAGAAGGTCAATTGTATCTTCTGGAAGCGTGTAAGTAGATACGCCTTGGACGAGGTTAATGTACCCCTCGTCGATAGTCCACATGTTGATGCCACGGTTTTGCCACTCGATGGTCATCAGGTTCATAGAACGGCGAGCAGTACGCAGGTCGTAACCCGACCGCATCTCCCGACCAGCACGCTCCCAAGCCTCTTCGGCTACCTCGGCGAAGTCAAGATTAAAACTAGTGGTGCCGGAAGTTGCCATTATCTAAATTTAGCCGTTTTCTTTGCAATCGTTTTGGGCTGCGCTACAAACTGCTTACCTGCTTTCTTGCCTTCCCGCTTTGCCTTGGTCGTTGCGGCATACTCGGACGGGCTAAGACTATTAATCGCCGCCTCTGGTAGATACCGCTCCCCAGTTTTACTGGAGGGCTTACCACTCTTGGTGCGCCATTTCTGGTCGCCCCAGTCTTTAAGCGATTGCTGTGGGGGCTTCAATCTCGATACCCGCCGCCAGCAGCCTTGTACTTCTTAGCAACAAGCTGTGCTTTACGGGCTGACCACTGCCCTGCACCCGTGCCTTGCGTTGCTGCCGCCTTTACCTGAGACACAATCCGTTTACGCAGACTGGGTTTAGTATAGTTACCGGCAGCATTTACCCCGCCGCCCTTAGCATACAAGTCAACAGAGTCGGGGTTGTCCTTGCGCTTAATTACTTTCGGCTTAGGCATTTTGCTGGGATTGATGTCCCCCATACCCCGACTTGCTCTCATACCATCCGACCCTTAGTCTTGCCACGTTGAGCGCAACCATCAGCGCGTGAAGAAGCCTTGCCGACAGAACCACCTTTTTTCATCCCCACTGCGGTAAGCGCATCTCCAATAAACTTAGGGGCACGTTCCCGCATAGAAGCACGTGCTTCTTTATTAGGACGACCCAAATACCGTTCGGCAAACGGCATATCTTCTTTTGGCTTATCGCTAGGCTGCGGTACATCTTTGTACCCTTTCCGCATAGCTTCAACCATATCAGGAGACTGCATGCCCTCGGACGCTTTTGTATACCCTTTAGGCTCACTTGTAGTGGGTGGTGTAGGTTCACGTCCCGGTTTGTACTCCGGAGCTTCTCCACCTTTACGTGTTAAACCCCGTTTGGCGTTCAGATAGTCCCGCAGATTGGTGTAGTCAGATGCCTCAAGCTCGGCTTTGCTAACAATTGGGGTTTTAGCCATGATTACACCATCCGACCTTTAGTTTTGCCTCGCTGGGCGCAACCATCAGCACGCTTAGAGACTGAGCCGCCTTTGGCAAATATTGGTTTACCTTTCTTGGGCATGGCCGGAGTCGTTGGACCTTCGTAGTCCATTGGAGGCTGACCTTTGTCAGCGGTGTAGATGTCCGAATCCGGTAATCTGGGCTTGCGCTTACGTGCCAACGGTGGCATTGGCTTGGTTGGACCCTCATCCGGCATCGGAGGCTGGCCCATTTTAGCGGTGTAGATATCTGTTTGTGCCATGATAGTTCCTTAACAGGCCATGCCGCCTTTGTTGAGCATCTTGCCTTTAGTCTTACCAGACTTGGTAATACCATCTGCACGGGAAGAAGCAGATCCGCCAGCAGCCATTTTCTTGACGCCACCGCCTTTCTTCATACCCATCTCAGCTTTCTCGTGCTTGATCATAGCGGCAGGGGCACCCTTCTTTTTCATGAAGGCTACTTCTTTGCCAACCATTGCTTTAGACTCTTTCACGTTACCACCTTTTTTAAGGGCCGCAGCGGGTACAGTTCCACGAGTTTCGCGGCGACCTTCATTCATTACTTCACGTTGAACCGCCTGTGCTTTCTTTGCGGCTACGGGGTCATAAGGGATGCTGTATTTTTGCTTAACATAATCTTTAGGGTTATCGCTGTTCACGTCGTTGTAGTGCCTTATTGCGGCACGGCCCGACGGGGTATAGTCTTCATAACCGTAGTATTCGCGTTTTTTCCTATACGCTTCATTATCTTTCATATCTTTTTCAGACATTCCACCTTCAGCGTACTTTTTCACATTACCACCCTTACCAAATTTACGGCCTTTGTCGGCCTGTGAAAAGTCCTCGCCCACGGACTTGGGAACGCCAACCTTTTTGGCAAAGGCGGGGCTGTGGGCTACAGCCTCCATGAAATTGTGCTGCTTCTTTGATGTACTAGGCATGCTTTTCTACCAGTCGGTCAATCTTGGCTTCAAGACGGTCAAGCCGATCAAAGATGCGGTTAATATCCGCGTCTAGCTGTGTCTTGGTCACATACTCTTTGGCAACTTCTTCGCGGGTCTTGTTGATCAGTACTTGAAGGCGTTTTATCTCGTCATACATGCTCTTGAGGAAGAACCCAACAACACTAACGCCTACCGAAAGAACTGCGTTCCAAATAGTATGTTCCATCTCAGCACTTCCACGCCCGAAGGCTTTTGTTAATCCGGGAGTCGGGGTCGTTGGCTGTTTTGGAAGAAGTAAGTTTTGACTTCATGCCGCTCATTCGCGCACAGAAGCTCTTCCTTCTCCCGGCGTCTTCGGTCGTTTTTGGTTTCGGGGCGGGGGGCTTTAAGTTCATCCCTTGTGATTTCGCGGACGCACGCCCCTTCGCGTTCAGACCCCCCTTGGGGTCCTTTCCTTCTGCTCTTTGCCATGCAGGGGATTTAGCCATAAAACACCGTAAGCGCGTCTACATTTGAAATGTCGGCATAGATTCCGCTGGGGAATAAAATGCCTTCCCCCGGAAGCAAAACGTAGATAGTGAATGTGTCGCTTGTGCCAACATCAAGTTCGCACAAAATTTCACCGGTTGACCCGCCATTACGCAGTCGTACATACCCATTCGACCCATTACCTCGGTAGGACAGCGATTTAAACCGATTGCGGGCCAAGCCCGCAATGTTCCCACTTGCGGTAAGGTGCGTACTTTTTACGTCAGTTTGCTGCATCGCAGCCCCCTACTTAGTTCTGCTGTACAGAAGGATACATCACGCCGTCCGAACCTTTGACGATGTACTGCACGGTAATTTGTGCAGCGCCGCCGCTAGCTGTACCAGCACAAGCGTAGATAACCTGAAGGATCAGATCGGTAGAGCCGACGTTCAGAAGCGTAGCCATGTTAGTGCCCGATAGCGTGGTCGTTGCGCGACCGACAGCCAGAGGGGTAGTAGTTGCACCACCAACTGTAGCCAACGAAGTGCCGCCAGCGGTCTGAATAGTGATCGTATTACCCGTGGTTCCAGAGAACGCCGTGGTGATATCACAGAAGATATTAGTAATCTGAGCACCAGCCGGGATAACGGCAAATGTGGTAGCCGTCGTGGTATTAACCGTCATGGTCCCAGTCTGAGCAACAGTAGTTGAACCCAGATTCTGAATCGTACCCGCAGTCGTACCGGTCGTGTTCTTAACAGTGCCGAGTAGCCAAGGGCCGAGGTGAGTAGCGAAACCCATAATAATTCCTCAAATCAAAACTTGCTGTCTCTTGAGGGAAGTCTGCCTAGTCAGTCAGCAAGTCGGTGGTCTAGGTATGAGTCTTTATAACACATACTTTAAAAAAAGAAAAGGGGGCTTTTGGCCCCCTCTCCTTACACCGATCAGCTAGATCCGGGTGAACCGAAAATACCGAGCGGATCAGACACGCCGAACGAATAACGCTCACGTGCCTTGTAACGGATGTTACCCGTATCAAAGTCACCATCATGCGACGTAGCCAGCGGGACACGCACAAAGTGCTTCAGTCCGTTAGGAACGTCAGTGGTCAGGAACCAGCCGTTGTTGTCGGTCAAGAAGTGGTTAACAGTGTAACCACCGGGGATCGAACCGTTGTTCTTCAGCGCGTTCACATCGTTATCGGTAGTACCGACACGCAGTTCCGTCTCAAGGAGGCGGGTTGCAACGAACATCAGAGCAGGAGGAATGACCAGCTTGACAGGCTTGGCGGCGATCAGCAGACCACGTTCGTCCGTCCATGCAGCGATCTGAATAACAGCAGACTCCAAAGAAGTCTCGTTCAGGTCAGCAGCCGTGGAAGGCGTGTTGCTGTTAGTACCACCAGAAACCAGCGGGTGAGCCGTGCTGAACAGGGGCTGACCGTCACCATACCTAAACGCGGCGTTAAAACCGTTGTTCAGAATGTTGGCAGCTTTAACCTGCTTGGTGTACGCCATTGCACGAGCCAATGCTTTGGTGTAACGGCTAGACAAGCTGTCATACAGGTTGTCTTCCATTGCTTCTTCGGTAACCGAGAAGCCCATAGCGATGGTTTCGTGGTTGTAACGTGCGGTCCATGCTTCCTGTGCGTTGTCGTACGAGAGAGCTTGACCTTCGTTCTTAACAGGCGCGGCACCAAAGCCTGACAGCTTGGTTTCTTCTTCAAAAGAACGCTCGGAGTTTTCCGTATCGAAAATCTCTTTATGCTCTTCGGGATACCGCTTGTACTCCAGACCGAACAGAGCGTTAAGCCCCGGGAGGAGTTCCTTTAGTAGTTGGGCGCGTGAAATAGCCATGATTTACTCCTTATACGCCAGCAGCAATCAGATAGCTATGGAAACCGAAGTTCCAGCCAACGATTACTTCAGGGTAACCAACAAACGCTACGCTGTTACCAGACGTACCGGTCACGTTTGCGCTAACAGTGATAGTCGAGGTGCTAGTAACAACACCGGTAACCGTCACTTTAACGCCGCCAACAACAACTTCCATTCCGGGCTGGATACCGGTAGTAGAAGCGACCGTGAAGGTCGTTCCGGCAGATGGGCTGCTGGTCAGCGTGGTGCTAACCGTAACTGCCGTTTCTGGAACAAGCTGGATAACCCGCAAGCAAGGCGAGGTGCCCGAACCAGTGGCGACCGTCTGAACGATGTTCCCGGCGACCGAGCTAGACACGGTGGGGTTACCACCGGACACACCCATTGCCGAGTTACCAGTCGTCGTGCTACCGGCGTTACCGGCGACGAGGAAGGCGTTCGTTCCGAGGAAGCGCGAGCTAAAGTAACCAACCGTCGTGCCAGTATTAGCTTGCGTGTTAGCCGAACCTTGGGCTTGCGTAACAACACACGCCTTGTACAGCGCGGTGGGGTTGTCCATCACATAAGCAATCATCCCGGGCTGGTTAGTACTAGCTGGGTAGTACTGGCCTTGCAGGTTGCCGTAGATTGGGGGAGTACCGGGGTACTGAGCGCCCAAGAACACACCAACAATAGCGCCAGCAGAAACTGCTGATGCCGAGTTAGCATTGTAAGAGGTGATGACTGCGTTACCACCGGACAGGCCAACAACGTCACCGTTGAACATGCTTGTGCCGTAGTTTTGCGCAATCGGAATCATCCGGGTAGACCCAGAGAACGGAATACCGCCCATTAGGTTGACCGGCACTAGCCCATATGGGCCATTGACAATCGGATAAGCCATTTAAGACTCCTAAAATTAAGTACCTTTACCAAAAGTAACCTGAGATTTTTTATCCGCAAATAGCGGCATTCTCGGATCACCTTCCCGCATGAAGCTGCTATCCACTGACTTCATCTGAGCATCGGTCTGGCCTTGGTAGTACTCATTCCGGGCTTCAGTGAACTCGTGGGGAATCTTGCAGAGCATCAAGCCGCCAATTACCACGTTATCTTTAAATCGCTCATCAGCAGCGGGCGACGAAAAGATTTCTGGGTGATCAACTGCCCGAACAGGCTCATAACCTTCCCGCAGTTTGGACGAGGTATTCATAGCATCCGGCGTGCCTAGCGTGCTAATGCGAACCCAACGAAAGTCATACCCATCCTGAGCAATAGGATTAGGCAAAGTCTCGGGCGGACGCCACGTCACTTTACGTTTCGCAGTTTCCCGGGTTTCAAGATCACGATTCAGTCGATTTTCAGCCATGATTATTTCCTCATATCCAGAGCAACTTGTTTAGCATATGCCTCAAGAGGCACGCCTAGCCGTTTCGCAATAGCCACTTGACTACTAGTCAGCACGATTTTTCGAGGCGCTGTGCTGCGGGTAGCAGGAGCTACTACATTACTTCGACGGCGTTGCTTGAACTGATCTGGGAAGACTTCGCGCATACGAGAGTTAATTCTCTCGTAGTAGTCGTCGCTACGGGGATCAACCCCCTGTTTGACCAGCTTCTGATGCAACCCCAATGCGAAGCTAGTCATTTCATCGTCTGAGCCAAACCACGCATTAGCTTGTTGCCACTCGTGCGCTTTCGGATCAGCCGGTACTGGGGCGTTAGATTGACGTTCTACAGGAGTTTCTGTCTCTTGTAAAGGGGGTAATCTAAAATTGCTAACACGCTCGGTTTTAGACTTGGCCGCGACCAATTCCTCTTGCGCGTCAACCATTGCATCAGAATCACCCGACTCATACGCTTGCTTGTATTTGCGCTTGGCCTCGTCAAGTTCCTGTGCGGCAACCCGTCTAGCCTGTTCAAGCAATACTTCCTGATTCTTGTTAACCGTACCCTTTAGCTCGTTGTTCTCACCAACTAACTTGCGGGCAAGGCGTTCAAGCTCTTCCTTTTCACGTAGAGCGGCCTCTTTAGCACGTCTTTCGTCGTGATAACCCTTGTTAAAGTGCTGAATACGCTTACGAACTTTCTCGGAATAGTCCTGCAATTCTTCATCAGTTACTTCTTCTGGCGGATCAGATGCCTTCCGGTTCCGGTCTTTCTCGGGCGTATCGTCAACGATTTCAATTTCCACATCAACATCATCCGATGCAGTAACTGTTACACCTTCCGATTCAACCTCATCGGGAAACTTGTATTCGTCCTTTTCCATAGTTTAAGCCCTTGTAATGCCTTGTGGATCGGAAACAACAGCCTCAATCGAGTCGTCGTTCATTAGGCGGTATTCCGAATTATTGAAACGGAACCGAGTACCGGTGTTAGCGCGAAACAATACGTAGTCTCCGACTTCACACCAAGGACCGGTTGGGTACCGATCAGGGTCGGAATAGGCTTGTGACCCCATGTCCAATACGAGTCCAATCATTGACAAGACTTGCTCGGCATGTTTCGTATTCTCGGCTTTAACTAGGCCCGATTCATACGTATCCTCGATAGTAGGCAGGGCGATTAGCAGCTTGTAACCAACGGGGATGGGAAGTTGCGCTTCCATTTCAGCATCAGTCACAGTTTGGGCATCAGTCATCTTCATCATCCATAAAAGTACGCGAAAGGTCTTGGATTTCCATACGTGCAAGGGACAGACCTCGAATGATCCCGCACGCCGCTTTATATTCGGCAAAGTCTTTAGCTCCACCGGATACAAGTGACTCCATAGCAGCGGTTTTATGCGCTTCTATCTTTTCAATCAGCACGTCAAAGACGGTTTTAGCCACAATTTATTACCCCTGCGGTTATCCTCCCGAATTGGGAGGCTTCTGTGTTACGTGTTTCATAACATCCACTCGCATCTTCTGTTGGGACTGTCGATCCTGAGAAGACGTTTGGTTAGCATTACGCTGGGACTCGACTTGCAGTCGTTCCCGATCAAGCCCAAGTTTCTGTTCCTGTAGCTGGAGATCAGCCTGATCCTTGGCTTGTTTTCTTGCCACTTCAGCTTGCTTGACCTTGAGTTCGCCCTGTTGAAGCTGGAACATCGGGTCTTGGGCTTGCTGTTGTGCTTGCTGCTGCGCTGCTTGCTGCTGGTGTTCCTGAGCAAGCTGTTTCCCGGCCTCGGCCACAAGCCGAGCCAACTGAACCTCGATCTCTTCGGGCAATTCTTCTCCCGGTACAGGCAACGGAGCACCGAGGCGTTCCTCGATCTGCTTGCGGTAGGAAAAGCCCAAGTGTTCAGCGATGTGTGCTTGCAACGCAGCCATAAGCTGCTGTGCTTGCGGGTTCTGCCCCATCGTCTGAGCGATCATCGGGTCTTGCATAAAGCTAGTATGTGCAGCGATATGCGCGTCGTGGTCCTGATAAATAAACGCTTTGACCGGCTTGCCAATCAGCACATTCATGTTCTCAGACACGGGATCTGTGGGTTTCTGGTCATCCTCGATGGGGACCAGCTTGTCCGCGTTCTTAACCCCCAGCACCTCGATCATTTGACGGTGCAGTTGTGGCAGGTTGTAAATCTGCGGGGCTTGCTGTGCCATCTGGAGCACTGCCTGATACTGAACTACCCGCTGCGCCATTGTGGACGAGTTCGGGTCCGACACGGGTATTACTTCTACCATGTCATAGTCAGACTGCTTGATCTTGCGATCAGTCGTGTCTTGCGGGTCGTAGCTGTACGCCTCTGGCGTATAGTCTCGGATGAGTTCTTTCAGGAGCTTAAACTCCTGCTTCATCGCGTAGTGAACCCGCGCTTGCACCGCAGCCATCGGCTTGAGTGTGCGCTCCAGCAAGGCCAGAGTTGTTCCGACCGGGGCTTGGGCAGACATGTCCGAGATGTTCATGTCGCTAATTGCACCCAACCGGCGACCATCCTCGTTAATCTGCGTCATCAGCGCAAGCAGGACCTGACTAGGCTCCTTGTAAGGCAACATCATGATGTTGTCCTTAATTGCCCCGCTCGGGATATCCACGTCACGGAACTCGCCCGGACCAATCGGCGTATCATCACCCTTGACCCGCATACCACGAGCCTTCAAGCCCCCCGGCAGGTTAGACAGCGTACCCGCATCCACAAGCTGACGAAGTAGTGACGTTCCCGCTCGGGAATATCCACCGATAATGTGGATCAAGCCAAGACCGTAGAACCCAAAACCGGGGACATAGACATAATGGACAAAGTGCTGACGTTTTTTATGCAGGGGATCATCTGGCTCCCAGTTGCGCCTAATAGATAACACCTTCTCCGTAGCACGCTCTATTGTTACTACGTAAGGTTTGGCAAGCTGCTCGACCTCTTTGGAGGCATCCTCGCTCTCGTCGTCGCCGATATCACTACCATCCTCAATCTCGTCCTCGTCTACACCCTCAATCACCAAGTCGGCATGGACCTCGTAGATTGTGTAGCGGTCGTCATCGGTCAGCGAATACCCACCTTCTTCGGCTTTCTTCTTCTCAATATCAGATGGGAATGACTGAGGCTCGCCCAAGTCCACATCACAGTAAAAACCGCTAGCTTGTAACCGCTTGATTTCATTCTCGGTTTTGCGCATCACGTGCGTGATCCGCTCTGCCGATTCAAGATTAGAAGCACCGTATGGCACTAGCATGTCTTCTGCTGGGATAAAGATAGCCACTTGCCGACCCAGTGCAGGATCAATGTAGACTTTCTTAAATGCCGAACCAGCAAGACCCAAGGCATACAGCATCCGCTCATGTTCTGGGCGATACTCAACCATGCGCTCGGTTAACTGATAGTTCATGTCCTCTTTTACACGTCCGGCTGCTTCTTCCTTTTCACGTGTAACCTGACCCATGACCTTGGTCTTAACCGGCCCCATTGATGGAAAAGTCTCTGACATAGCTTCGGCTTGGAATCGAATCGCAGCTTCTGCCAGCACGGAAGAGAACGCACCGCATGCATCTTCCCAAGGCTCCGTGCGCTCTTCGTACCTAAACCCAAGGACTTCCAGCCCTTTAACGAACGTATCTGCCCAGTCTTTGCGGTTGTTAATATCCGCATCAATTAGCTCGATAAGATCGGATGCTAGGGTTTGTTGCACGCCTTCATCTAGGGTTTCTGCCAGATTCTCGTCAAAGCCACCTTCTTCGGCATCATCTTCGGCAGTCAAGATAATTTCAACGCTACCGTCATCAAGAGTAACCATATCAGGGTCGATAATATCAATCTCCAACATGCTGTCGAGATCTTCATCAGAAATACCTCCCATGTCATCTAATTCAGCTTGGAGTCCACGAGGGGCTGCGTATGGCCCTTTGTCAATCGAATCTACTGGCATAGCCTACCTTTAATAATAGCCGCCACGGCGGGACTTAAAGTAACGAGTTTCTTCTTGCTCATCGGATGGCAGACGTATAAATCCGCCTTGCCTAAATCGCATCAGTGCCATTACGGTGGAGTCAACCAAGTCGTCATTACTGACAAATGGAAAACCTGCAACCTCTTCAACCACTTCCTCTGCCCAACGAGTCTGGGGCACCCATACCAAACCTGACCGTATAATGTCAGCTACAGAGTTAAGTCGCGCCATCTTATCACCGGTACCACGGTGAGGGGTAAACTCTTGTATTGGCAAACCCGTGCGTCTAATCTCCTGATACAACTGCGTACCACTAGATTTTTTCTCGACGATAAACGCATCCGGCTCCCATTCTTTCCACTCCCGGTAGCACAACTCTTTTAGCTCGGGGAACTCCACGCGCTTCTTAATAGCATTCAGCAAGATGATGTTATGGGCATCGGTTTCTTTGTTGAGGAACACGCCCCATGTGGTTAGCGCCGTAAAGTCAGCACGGTTATTAGTTTCTGCCGCGCTATCTAGCGACATAATCAGGTAAGAACAGCTTGGCGGGTCCTCTTTCTCCCACGTATTCCACCATTCCCGCTTGACAACCGCCGCTTCCTCGGCAGTGGGATTCTGCTGAAACTGTGCATTCCACTGGAAAACAGGCATAGAAGCCTTCGTTCGCAGCAGTGCGGGCATATCAAAAAACTCAGGCCACAGGGCTTTTTCGCTGATTTCACCCGTTTTCTTGTTCTTAACCTCCAAAATAGCCGGGAATTCGACCACCTCGTACTGGTCAGCCCCACTGTTTTGCGTCATATCCCGTACGACACGACCCGTTAAATCGTCTAAATGCCATCTAGTTTGTATAATAGCTACACGGCCCCCCGGCATCAGGCGGGTCCGAGCACCAAAAGTGAACCACTCGTAGGCTCTGTCGAAGATTTCAAGGTTGCCGTTGATGATGTCCTGCTCGTTATGCGGATCGTCTACTAATAGTAAGTCTGCTCCACGACCTGCAAGGGCCGAACCTACACCACAAGCGAAGTACTCGCCGCCTACGTTAGTATTCCACCTTCCCGCTGACTTGCTATCCGCAGCAAGGTTAACTGTAGGAAATATTTGCCGGTAGGCTTCCGTATCAATGATGTTTCGCACCTTCCGACCGAAGTCCACGGCAAGATCCGTGGTGTGGGACACCATCAGCACCTTCTTATTAGGTTGCCTACCGATGAACCAAGCCGGGAAGTATATGGAAACTAGCTGACTTTTGCCGTGGCGAGGGGGAATATTGACGCAAACACGGTCTTTTGACCCGTCTGCTAGCTGCATCAGCAGGTTAGCAAGGATTCTGTGGTGTTTTCCGACCTTATAGTCGGGCTGCATGTGCTTACAGAACTCAATCAAGTCGTCATAGCACGACTGCACATGCTTGCGAGTGCTCAGAGTGTCTGCAATTTGCAGGATTTCGGTCTGTTCTTCCTCGGAAAACTCGTCCAAACGGGCCAAAAGCTCGTCAACTTCCTCGTCTGAGAAGTCTAAATCAATCATTTAGGCCCAATTCCGCATCCAATTCTAGTTCCAAGGGCGAAATCACCTTGGCATCCTCAACTTCTTTCAACCGATTGAACTTCTCGCGCAACTTAGTACGCAGATCGTCCGTAGATTGGTGGGTTACAGTTATTTCCGTACGTTCAGTGAACAGACCCACATCCGAAATCTTGCCAAGTAGCTCCAAAGCGCGGATACGCACCTTTGGATCGGGGTTTTCCGACTCAAGGATGAGCTTGTTGGTAACAAGATGACGTACTTCAATGGCTTGCTTGACGACTGCACGACCGAAAGTGTCCAGTATGTCGCGTGTCTGTATTAAGACAGCAGGTGGTAGGGATGCAGCACGTACTGGGGTGATCTGCTTGGCAGTACCCACGGGATCTGCTGCGTAAGCAGTAGCAATCTGAGCGGCTATCTCGTCGTGCTCGGGCTTGGAATCTAGCTCCAACCCATTCTTATGCAACAACTCAGCCGTGTTCGCACCGAATTCCGCAAGGTCTTGCAGGTTAGAGAAATTTATTTCAGGCGTAATTTCTACGCCGAGGTCAGGGGTAATAAGCATAAACATCGCAAGCTATAGCAGCCGGTATCGCAGATATAACATAACAAAAAAATTTTTGCAAGGGGTATATTTTTGGTAGGGGGGTGCTTTCTAGGAAGGGGGTGGTTTCAAAAAGTAGGGCATCGTTTGTCTGAAATAGTAAGTCTACGGTGGCCGGGGGACCCAATGCCATAAGGGGGTATACCACCCCGGTGGGTCTGCCATCCTACCCGTTCGGCTCGACCGCGCCCCCCGATGCCGGTTTCATACCACGAAGTAGAACGAAAATAAATCGGCTGAATGGGGCGCCATTGTGGGCGATCTTCCGTATAACTAAATCCATGCAAGGCGATTCGCGCCTCGCTATGTTAGGGATTCCCTAACATCAACTGCCTACCTTGGAGAATCCATCATGGCAACATTCGTACCTTCGTTCGCTCCCGCTCTCTCTGACGCCTCCCTTGCTGGTATTAAGGGATACGTTGCGAAGTCTCTCGAAACCGACCGCGCCAAAAAGAAGGTGATCGATTCGTTGATCGCTGACGGCGTAACCCCTGACCATTTGGTCGCACCTAAAAAGGGGCAAGATCGCCAATTCTTTGATGGTGTCCTCAAACCCGCTGTCGTCATGGGATTCAGTACCACGGTTCAAACCCTGCTAGCGACCGACACTAGCAAGCTGAATGAGGTTCAAAAAACCGAGAAGCGCTACTGGAGCCAGCAGATCAATTCCAAGATCAAGGATATCCGTCGGGCCATGCTCAAGCGCCAAGAAAAGGGGGCGAATGAGCGTAAGACGTTCGCTGAACGGATCGAAGCGCAGATCCAGCAGATGATCGACGATATCCAGAAAAAAGAGGATTCGGGGATCTGCGATCCGGTCGCAATGATTGCGGCTCTGAATGAGGCGATTTACGCAATCTGATGTTAGGGATTCCCTAACATTCCCGGGGCACGTGCCCCGGGTTTTTTTACCCTTGGAGTTACTATGTGGAAAGTTGTCAGCACCGCAAAAAATGGTCGCACCTTATGGTGGGATGAACCATCCCACATTTACGCAATCTGCGAAGTCGGGGAATTCCCCGAGGATCGTAGTGCTAACGTGTTCGGTGTAACTCCGGACAATAAGGAATGGGCGGAGCGTATATGGCGCTACGCTCGGATGGAAGACTAACCCAAACCCGCTTCGGCGGGTTTTTTTTCGCCCGCGTTTTCGCCCCCGGACCCTACGGTCTGGGGTTTTTTTCGTCTGCACTTTTGTGCATGGCATGTTAGGGATTCCCTAACAGGGCCGAGCCTACCGAGGCCGAGCCTACCACTAACTATGTTAGGTAACTCCCTAACAAGAATGAAGCCAGTTACAAGAGCAGCGTGCCGCCCATGTGTGGTTTAGTGACAGCTATGTGTTATGGCTTGTTTAGTTTCTGACACCCAAGCTGTTAGTCGCTCGCTGTTTCATTTTTTGTTAGGGAATGCCCTAACAAAGCGAAGCCAGTTACAAGAGCAGCGGGTCGCCCATCGCGGCAACTGTTCGTTTTTAAAATGGCAAAACCGAACACATCAGGAACAATATGTTTTGTGATTTGGGGTGGTATGTCCGGTGACAGTTTATTACATATAATGCTTATGTAAAAGTATAAGAAAATAAGTTAAAGTATATTGTTCTAAAAGTTCGGTTTGAGGTGACCATACTTTTCCCTTGGGACGCCGCTGCCCCCTGCCCCCCGGCAATGTTCGTTTCCACTTACCCAACCCCCCAAAAAAAGAGAGCACTCCAATTTTCCGAACTTTCACTCGCGACGAACAGTCGTTTATTTTCAAGCACTTGCAGACCCCCCCAACCGAACAGTTTGGTACAGTCTACTTCGATACCACGTGGCTACCACCAACCCACACACCACTACCACCCCAAATCACGGGAGGTGTATACGTCATTAACCAAACCACACACCACTACCACCCCCGAGTCGAATCCATACCACCCCAAATCACGAGGGGTGTATACGTCATTAACTAAACCACACCATCAATCAGGAAACATTGACTTTCGTACCATAGTATGGTATAATATATGTTCAGTGGGAATTCGCTCACTGAGACAGAACTGTTAGGGATTCCCTAACAAGAAGGGCGATACGCCCTTCAAGCAACCACCTTGGAGTAGCTATGAAAAACGCAGTAAAAAACAACGAGTTTAAAATCCGTCCCGTCTGCCGTGTATGCGGCGACAACTTCTCGCCCAAGCGTAAAGCGATTGGGTATCCGACCTGCCTACCCTGCGGCGAGGATCTCGCACGTGCCGTTAACTTCACAGTCGTGCCGATGAACAAGTCCAACTACATCGCGGTACGTGACCCTTCGTTGCTCAAACAGTTGAACCCCAAGTTCATCCCAACCCTGTAACCCCACCATCTAACCAACTAGGAGTAACGCAATGGACACGTGGAAAGAGTTCGCAAAGATGGTGGTGTGGGTCACCATCGCTTACGCGCTAGTCACCCTGTTGGGCATCCTGTTTCTTGAAGGGTTGCTCGGTGGGTGCGATGTGGGTAAGTGTGTCTTTTTACCTATCCGTTAGGAAACATTGACTTTCACGACAGACTGTGGTATAATATATCTTCAGTGGGAATTCACCCACTGAGCAAACCGAGTTAGGGAATCCCTAACAAGACATCGACCAAACCTTGGAGCTACGAAATGAACTGTTTGAATATGACCCTTGCGAAACCCGCCGACGTTAAATTCCCTTCCCTCGCACGGAGCGGAATGCTGGTGATCTTCAAAGCATCGTACTGGCAAGGTACGGTCAAGGATAAGTCTGCGACCGCAGACGTAACGTCCAGAAACAATGCCGAATCCGGTTCGGCAACAGTCAGCAAGAAACTCTTGCCGAACTGCGCGGAGCTTGACGCAATCAAGAAGCACATTGCACGTGCTCGCTTGTTGCACTACGAGTTGACGTTCGACTGGATGGGCGAGCTTCGCGCTATGCCTACGATGGGGCTAACACGTTACATGGACAAGATGGACCCCGAGCTTGCCGAGCACAAGCGCCTCTGCCAGTCCTTCTTCGACGTGTACGAGTGGGAGTTGTCGCAAGCACCGATCAAACTCGGTGACCTGTACAACGCGGCAGACTACTTCAGCTTGGACGAGATGCGTCGCAAGTTCAGCATTGAGATTCGTACATGCAACATGCCCGAGGCAGGGGACTGGCGCATCGACATCAACAACCAAGCGTTGGTCGAGCAAAAGGAGCAGTACGAGCGGCACTATCAGGAGCTTATCGGCAACATGGTAGGCGACTTCAAGGAGCGGTTGATCGCTGCCCTCTCCAACATCAGTAGCAAGCTAGTGCCAGCACCCGAGGGTAGTACGAGTAACGGCAAGCGCATGCATGCCAACATCCTGTCCAATGTCTTGGACATCCTGCCTATGGCTGACATCTTTGGGCTAGGCGAGGACTCCCAGATTGCATCGATGCGTCGCAAGATCGAGGACATGCTCGATGGTGTTTCGGTCGATGCGTTGAAGCACGACCCGCTAGTGCGTGATGACGTGAAGCGTGGTGTCGATCAGATCATCCGTGATCTGCCATCGATTGACTTTAATTGATTGTTTTGGGTTAGGGAGTCCCTAACAAACTCCCTGTTTGTTCTTCGTTCGCTTACTACTACTTATATTTACCTTGGAGTTTCACATGAACGCTTTCGCTAACAAGCTCTCCCTCCTGCAAGCTGCTAACTTCATTGCCGCAATGGGCAAGAAGCGCACCGTACTACTGCGTGGCCCGATGGGTTCGGGCAAATCGTCAACCCTGAAAACGCTCGGCAAGCGTTACCCCAACCATGCAATGATTTACTTCGATTGCACTACCAAGATGCCCGGGGACTTGTCTATGCCTCGCATGGCAAGCATTGATTCACAAGGGTACGTCACGTTCGTACCTCACGAGGAGCTTGGTCTCCACCTGCGTAAACCCCTCATACTCATGATCGATGAGTTGGGCAAGGCCGACCCGGGGGTATTGAAGGGCATGCTTCGTCTAATGCTTGAGCGTATTGGCCCCGGTGGTATCGAGTTGCACCCTGATACCTTATTGTTTGCTACCACTAACAAGGCAAGCGAGGGGTTGGGCGATCTTATTCCAGCGCATGCTAGGAATCGCATCATCATCATCGAAACCCGCACCTCAACGGCAGACGAGTGGATCGAGCAGTTTGCAATCAATGCAGGTATTCACCCTGCCGTTACGAGGTGGGTAAACGAGACGCCCCAAGTCTTCGCCGACTTCGATGAGGTCAAGGACCCCAAGGACAACCCGTACATCTTCCACCCAAAACAGCAACGCGAATCGTTTTGCACGGGTCGCTCTATCCATGCTGCATCTGACATCCTCATTGAAGCAGAGGACAACCCTGATCTGATTGATCAGCAGACCCTTGTCGCTGCGTTGACAGGCACTATCGGACCCGACGCTGCCGCTGGCTTATTGATTTGGTACAAGACAAGTCAGCAGATGCCGACCATTGCATCCATTAAAGCAGACCCAATGAGTGCGAAGGTTCCTACATCTCAGGCAGTACGGTGCATGATCATCACCAAGGTGCTCGGCATGGTGGACCGTGAGTTCATTGAACCGTGGATGCAATACCTTGGACGCCTACCCGACGAGGAGCAAGCGATGTTCGGCAAGGGTGCGACTGCTAAGTCGTACGACGAGAAGCGCCAGCAGATCGTGGTCACAAGCCACGGGTACACACAATGGGCATTGAAGAATGCTTACATGCTACGGAAAGATCAGTAAGGATCAGTAATAGAACCCGACTAAACTAAACAATACAAAGGACATGAGGTATACACATGAGCATCTTCGCTAAACTAACCGAGGAGCAGCGCGTCAAGAAGGCATGCGGTGACATCCTTGAGAAAGCACCCGAGTTCAGGGGTGTCTTGCAGATCGGTACTAAGGAGGTAGTCGAGGACTGTCCGACTGCACGAACGAATGGACGGGACGAGTGGTATGGGCGGGCGTTCGTCAAGTCTCTCACCGATCCCGAGCTTCGCTTCCTCATCATGCATGAGGTGGGTCACAAGATGTTGCAACACCTGACTACTTGGTCAGAGTTGCACGAGGAGGACCCTGACTGTGCTAACCGTGCTTGTGATTACTATCTTAATCTGTGGTTGACCAACGACTACGGTACGGATGGGTGGATCGTGATGCCCAAGGGTGGGATGTTGGACGAGCGGTTCGCTGGCATGAACAGCAAGCAGATCTACAAGTTGCTTCGCAAGGAGCAGGAACAGGAGCAAGAGGATGGCGAAGACTCGGATGACGGGGGGAATGGCAATGCTGAACAAGATAGCGGTAAGCCAAGCGAGGGCGAGCAAGACATGGATGGAGAGGACGGGCAACCATCCGAGCAAGGCAAACCAAGCAAGCAAGGTAAACCCAAGGACAAGCAACACGGGTTCGACGAGCACGACTGGGAAGGTGCTCAAGAACTAAGCAAGGAGGAGCAAGAAGAACTAGCGGAGCAGATCGACACCGCCTTGCGTGAGACTGAGCTTATGGCTAGCAAGAATGGCACAGGGGGTAACCGTGTGATCAAGGACATCTTGCAGTCCAAGGTCCGGTGGGAGGACGAGCTACGTGAGATCCTGACTGCGATGTGTCCGGGTACTGAGTATCAAACGTGGGCACGTCCCAACCGCAGGTTCATGGGTCAGCAAGTCGAGGTGGGTGATGTGATGGAGGATGTGTATATGCCTAGCACGTACAGTCAGACCATCAAGGAGATGGTCATTGCCATCGACATGTCAGGCAGTATCGGGGATTCCTTGCAGTCTGTGTTCCTCGGCGAAGTGGCGAAGATAGCAGCAGCTATCAAGCCAGAGCAGGTGCGTGTCATCTACTGGGACACGAGTGTGTGTAGTGAGGAGATCTACAAGGGTAGTGAGGTGCAGGATATCGTCAAGTGTACTAAGCCCAAGGGCGGTGGGGGTACGGATGTGAACTGTGTAACACAGTACATGCAGCAGTATGGGATCAAGCCCGAGGTTGCCATCGTGCTGACTGACGGTGATCTCTATGCCGGATGGGGTACGTGGTCCTGTCCGGTGGTGTGGGCGATTGCAGATAACCCGAGTGCGTGTCCTACCGTGGGCCGCACCGTACATGTGGAGGTGTGAGATGAAGATAGTAGTCAGAGTGAGGAACATATACGGGAACCGTACCGTGTATCCCGTGTGTGATGATGCCAAGTTGTTTGCCCGAATTGCAGGGCATTCGACCCTAACCCATAACACAATCGACTTAATTAAAAGACTAGGTTATGTGGTAGAAGTCGAGCAAGACCAGCCGGTTACGTTGTAATTAAATAAACCTTGGAGTAAATGACATGACAGCACTAGAAGCAGCACTGTGGGTTAGCGTGGAAGAGATCGAGCGGGAAGCTAAGATTTACTTTGCATCTACACCGGCATTGCCAATGGATGGCAATTGGATAACGACTGAACTTGGTACGTTCAACGCAAGTAAGCGTACCGCTGAGTTCGCACGTGCATTTAAGGCGCAGTCAAAGAGTGCGAAGTTTCTCCCATACTTCCCTAAATTTGATCAGCCATATGCGTACGTATACGTGTACTACGAGGGCGAACCGTTTGCACGTGGCATCATCGGCTACGGTACTTGGGGGTCAGTGAAGGGTGAAGGCCGGGATCGATATACCATTGCGTCCCGTCGCATTGCTAATAACAAGTTCACCAATGACAGAGCACAACATCTGATGGTTGCTACAGAAAAGTTAGACGTAGCGATCAGCAATGCCAACACGTACCTGCTACAGCACAATGCCTTGGAGATGGGCAAGCATTTCAGGGAGGGTATAGCAAGACATCAAGAAGTTGATGTTGACGTGGCAGATCATAATTTGCGGATAGCGCGGATAACTTCGTTGTTTGGTAAACATGGTTATAACAGGTTAGAGAGTTCGGAGCTAAACCGCATCACCGACCAGCTAGTATCTACTACGCTACCCGCATTGGAGGTTTACTTAAGCGGACAGGCCGAGAGTGATCGCAAGCCCGAGGATGTGACGTGGTACGAGAATATTAAAATGGTGGCAGAACGCAAAAAAGAATACGCTCAAGCAGCAAATCGTTGTAAGGTGACGTGGTGTGTGTACGTCCAAGTAAAGGAGCGCGGTCCTACATATAAGGCGGCACGTATCCCACATATCGAACATAACGGTGTGTGGACTATGCCGGATGGGATGTGGGAGGACAAGAACATGACGCTTACGACTTGGGTTGCAGAGCATGAGGTTCCGGCGTGGTTGCTTGGCAAGATGGCTGTGGCTGACACGTTAAACATTAATCAGTACGTGCCAAACATCGGGTACAAGGTTGCTAGTAATTTGTTTTACATTGAGGAACTGGAAAGCGACAGCACCACATGACAATAACTTATCGAGTTGAATTCGATGACAAGGGGCGAGCGCACGTCGAGTCCCTTTGTTATGCCCTTGACATGGACCCACTACAGGAAGGTATATATGAATCAATAGAAGCATTGCCGAAATGGGTGCAGGATAAGCTGCACGTACTAAGCACGTTCTCATCTAAGCC